GTCTTGTCATAACACACCTCCTAATTAAAGTTAGTGCGTTTCTTCAGTTACCCTACTTCCAACTCTTACGAGCCAAACGATTATGTTTTTTTCTTTGTCTTCTTCTTAAATGTTTTTACCATTGTAGGTTTACCACCTACTCCTTGTTTCTTTGCTCTCTTTCTTTTTACTGCTGATTGTTTTTGTGATGCTGACATTTTATTTGCTTTTGCTAATGGTACACATTTAGGATATTTTCTTTTACTCCCTTTAGCTTTCTTTCTACCACAGGGTTGAAACTTACCATTCTTTTTTGGTGCTCCTATATCTACCCATTTTTCTCCTACCCATTTACGTAAGCTCATTTCTTTTTCTTTCTAACAGTTTTTCTTTTCTTCTTAGTAGTTTTCTTTTTCTTTTTACCTCCTGGTTTTACTTTACCAGAACATACTGCTGATGCATACATATTAGCATATGCTGATGGATATACATCAAACTTTCTTTTTGCTGCTGCTTTACCTTTTGGACAAAGCTTTGCCACTATGGTCTTCTTGCTTGATTACGTCTAGCCATACCTGGAATCATCTTAGCAGTACTGCCACCATTTTTCTTTTTAACTAAGCCACCAGCTTTAGCTGCATACTTAGACTTCATAGGTGTACCACCCATCTTAGCTCCGTATTTACTTTTCATTCCTGCCATTTTTTTTCTCCTTATATAAATTATTAAATGTTATTTCTGGGTCAGTATAACTATCATGTATCTCTGCTGCATGTATATGCTGACTTGGTATAAAGTCTGGAGGTCCTTCTCCAGTTACCCATAAAGCAGGACTTGTTACTCTAACTCTATTATTAGGTAATGATACTATATTACCTGTCCATTTACCTGCATCAATTAATTGCATTACATGATTTTGTTTATGTTGTGCTGGACAATCACTTATATCACTATCAGTAAAATCAACTGTAAACATATAACGAGCTTTATAAAATTCATTATCTATCTTACACATCCAAGGACTAGCTGTTAATAAGTCTAGCTTAACTACAGTATGTGTTCTTGATGAACAATCCCAAGGCTGTGCTAAATGAGTATCCATTCTTTCTGGTATCTCTTCTAATATCTCATCAGCTATTAATGCTGTGATTGGCATCCTTGCCCACATTGCACCACCATGAACATTAGGTTCATCTTCTATTCCAGTAAACATTACTTGGAAACTTAAACATCTATCTGGTATTGTATTAACTGCAAAAGCAATTCCATGTAATACTTCACCATGATAATCTAGATGGTTATGTGTAAACTCTTTTCTTACCCAACATTTAAAATGTGGTATGTTACTAATTAAATAAGACAACTAACATTTCCATCTACGTCTTGCTTGTCTTAATCTTGAGTTAGGATTCTTAGCTGCCTTTGGAAACTTCTTCATTTGTCCTGCAGACCTAGCACAAAAACTCTTTCTTCTTTTAGCATCCTTACTGCCTTTCTTTACTTTACCTGTAACAGCAGTCTTTAATTTACTACCAGGATTATTTCTTCTATATTTAGCTACACCTTTAGCAGTCATGCCTGCACCTGACTTGGTAGGTCTTTTATCTCCACTCTTAATTGACATGCCCTTCATGCCTTTGCCTTTAATCTTTTTTTTCTTAGGCATTATTTTTGTGATGCATACTTTATAGATTCTTCTTTTACTTGAGCTTCAATAGTACCTTGTACTTGAGGTCCTTTTCTAGCTGCACCATAACCTTGTCCGGTTGGTCTACCTACAATATTATTTAAATCATATTTCTTTCCGGTTCTGCCTTGGCCACCTTCTATAATTGTTTTACCTACAAATTGTCCCATTAGTTACATCCTCCATAAATTGAAGCAACAAGTTTATTACCTATGCTGCCACCTTGTTTAGCTCTTATTGTTTTTCTCTTTTGATTTTTTATTTTAATATTTCTTATTGGTTTTTGTTTAACTTTAGTTTCCTGTAAGAATCTTTTTTTTGCTAACTTAATAGCTTCTTCTGTAGAATAACCTTCTTCTTTAAACTGTTCTACTAAATCCTCTAATGACTGTGGCATAATTAATTTCCTTTATCATAAAAAGATTGTACAAACTGATTACCATTATTAGAAACTTTACCACCATATAACTGATAAGCCATGCCTCCACCTTTCTTATTCATAACTTTACCACCTTGTTTTTTAAATCCCATGTTGTTTCTTACTCCTGTAGGTAGCTTGCTTAAACCTATACCTTTATTACCTGCAGGTACATCTTTTAAATTTTTCATATTATTGCCTCTTGTTACTTGTAAGTTTATATTACTTCTACTAATACTCATTAGTCTGAACCTTTAACTACTGGTGTTGGGCCACCTAATGGATTAGCAGGACTTTGCATATCATCTCTTCTAGTTCTTCTAGATTGATTTCTTAATGCATTAATTGAACTCTGATACTTTTGTTCCATTGTAGGAACTAAAGAAAAGTTTTTCATGAATATCATTGACTCTACCATACATGCATCAAATAAAGCATTGTAACAAAACTCGCTAAAATAGTTTGATGTGGTAGCACTTGCTCCTGTAGCACTAGATAATGCTAAAGGTCTTTTTGTAGTTTGTATCTCACCAGTTAATGCTGAAGCTGGTGTAGGTACTATATAAATTTCTGTGTTATTTTTTCTTGAATAGTATCTTGGTGTTCCTGTTGATGCACTTGCATGAGGAAAATAATCTATTGCATATTCGTATGTTCGTTGTAATAATGGTGTTATATTAGATGAAGCACTTGTTTTATAGTTTACATTTCTAACTACTAATGTACCTTCTGGTACTGTTACTATAGGGTCTCCTGCAGTAAAACTAAAACTAGAATAATTATCTAAACCAAAATCATCTAGTTCTTTCATTAATCTACTTTCAGCTCTTTCTACAATATTAGATATTTGTGATTCATATTCATTAGAATCATTCTCTGTAGTATTTATTAAATCTGTTTTTAAAAACGAATACGAGGGCATGTATTATCCTACTATTAAAGTTATACCACCATTAGCACCAGGTGTAGAAACACTTACTGTTCCTCTACATCTAATACCAAGTTCTCCTATATAAATATCTGCTTGCCCACTTGCCGGAACTTGAAACTTAATTTTACTTCCTTTAGAGTCTTCAATATCAATAGTACCATTAACTGTTGAGTAAGCATGTATTGCTAAAATTCGTGTGTCACCTTGTGTGGTAACAGCTACTCCAGTTCCTTGTATAAATTTTGACGTAATGTTTGTTGACATTTTAATTCCTTAATGTTAGTATAGGAAGGCAGAGTAACTCATACCTTCCCATAATTTTATTAGACTCCTGGGTTTCCGATATACCCTCGCCAGTCAGATACACCAAAAGAATATCTTTCTCTTGCTTTAAATCTGATGTTTCCGGTATCAAAATCAGGTTCCATTTTAGTTTGTAAAGGTGTTCTAGTGAACATCTTAGTACCATTTGGAACGTCAGTTTTTATGAAATACGCATCTGGGTCATTAAATCTTCTGTTTACAAAGAAACCATTAGGAACTAGTCCCATGTTCTTTAAACTGTTGATGTCATTGTCTGCACTTCCAGTTGTACCTGGGGTGTTTAAAATTACATCAGCAACGAAGATTAATTCGTTAGGTACGTGTAATGATACTGCTCCTGCTCCAATCAAAATACCTCTATCATCTTTAAGTTGTTGTACTTGTATTAAAGATGTTTCAAGTGTAGTTTGAGATAAGTCAGCATTAGTGCCATTGTTTGCATAATTGCTTTGTGTTCCACCAACAACTACTGGGTGAGCAGTGCTTATAAAAGCCTGTCCATCACCAATAGCAGTAGCACCAGCAGTAAAAGCATTATTGAAAACTGAAGCAGCTTTCTGTTGCTTTGTATTTGCCATTGCTCTTGCTAAACCTTTTGCTCTTAACTTTGAAAAAGTGTCATAGAGGTTGTCCTCCATTGCTTCTTCTGTAATTGCAAAAGCAAGTGCGATTGTTTCATTTTGATATCTAGCGACATAACTTTCGCTTGCATTATCAAAAGATACAGCAGCACCTTCTAATTTAGTTGGGGCAGTACCAAATCCTGTAAAGAGGACTTCCTCTTCAAAAGACCTGTCTGAGTTCTCTATATCATATAGAGGCTCATGTTCATTGTTAACTTCTCCATACTCCATTCCAAAGACTGCATTCAATCCAGGAAGGAGCTCTTTACTAATAGCAGCTCTATTTATAGCCATTTTATATTATCCTTTCCTAGTTATTATACAGATGTTGAAACTTGAGCTTTCACAAAATTACTTCTGTGTCCACTTAAATAAACTTCAACAATTGGGTATTGGTCAGTATCAGTTACATTACCATTGACAGAATCGCCATCTAAGTCTTTTCTACCAACAACTCTTGCATGTGCACCTATTTCGACAGCAACTCCAACTGGAGCTCCTACTAATCTATAGTTTGATTGTCCTGTAAGTGTGCTACCAGCAGCAGCTCCACTTACTGTAGCTGTATAGCTATTTACGATACCAATCTCTCCATCCGATAAAGTAGAGTCTGCTTGTACATAATAAGTTTGTGCAGGGTCTGTAATGACATGAAGTTTGACATCAGTAACACATGTTCCACCAGGAAAAAATCTAGAAAATTTTGGTTCTCCATTTTCTACATATTGACATCCTTGGAAAACACCAGAAGGCTTCAATGATGTTGAAGCTAAAGGTGTTATAGTTCCACCAGTATCAATAACAATCAAATCTCCAGCAAATATATTATTTGGAAGAAGGGCTGTTATAGCGATAGCTGAGTTGGAAACAGGTTGTACTATCTGTCCGTAACCTTCACTGTTCGGCTGACCATCTCTTTTTCGAGCAGGGAGAAAACCAAATGGATTAAAAGTTGTAGCCATTATAATTCTCCTTAAATAAAAAAAAGTTGATTAAAAAATTAATCCTGAAACGAAGGTCTTCTTCCTTTCGTAACAGAACTTTTACTTGTATTACTTATAGGCATCTGAGAAGTTGATTGATTCATTAATTGTTGATTAACAGCATCCATCATCTGACCAGACTTCTTTAAGTAATGTGCTTTTTTCGCTTCTAGTTTAAACGTAGGTATTTTACCTAATGCTAAGTCTCCACGACAGACTACACCAGCATAGCGACCTTCCTTCCTTACGATAGAAGTTGCTCCCATTTCAGGTACCTCCTCTGGAGTCACAAATTCCCAGCCTTGTTGTTGTTTCTTACCGATATTTTGATAATCTTCTTTATCTTTTAAATCGATACGAAGCCAGCCCAAGGTCATGCCTGAATTTTTAAACTTCTCAGTAACTACATCAGGGATGTTAGTTATAGATGGTTCTTCAAATACATAATCTTTTTGTGCTCTTTCGTTGGTTTCTCTGGTTTGAGAACTACGTACATTATTTCGTGTCATTATTTACCTCCACGTTGCATATTAATTGTTGTATAGTCACCTTCAGATTTAGTTACCTTCATCTTTTCGGCAGCATACTGTTCAAGTGGTATTCCCCATTTACTAGCAAGTCGAACATCTTCTTGAGATAATTTAACTTTCTTTGGGTTAGGAGAGGAACGTGACCCTCCTGCAACTACTTGAGATGGTGATGACGAACCATCAGTGCGTTCTGTTTGTGCTGGCTTACTCTCAAACTTATTGGGAAAAGCTGCACGAATTCTATTATCAATTTCTGAATAAAAATCTTCATCCGTAGGATTATAACCTTCATTCTTTAATTCAGCATCTATTGCTAAAGCTGAAGCAGTCATTATATTATCTTTACCAAACCATTCATTATTAGCTTGCCAATCTACAGCTCTTGGGTCTGCTTGAACTGGTTGTTGCACTGGTTGTTGTGCAGGCTGTGCTTTTTGTTTTGGTTGTTCAGTAAATTTACTTTTTGTTACTGCTACATTTTTTAAATCAGTTTGTGCTTCATTTAATGCTTCTTGTGCTTTTAATAGCTTATCTTTATCTTGTGCCTCAAAAGCATCTGCATAAGAACTTCTAGCTAATTCAAGTTTATCTTTTAATTGCTTTTCAGTTGCATCTAAATTTAGTTTACTGACTTGATGAAACTCGTTTTCTTTTGTAGTGTAAGAACTTTTTAGTTGTTCATTTTGTTGAATGAGTTGATTTATCTGCTCATCTCGTTCTTTTCTTTGACGTATTAATTGTCTAATTCTTTTTTCTGCACCTTTGGTTTCAATACCATCTAATTCTTTTGGTGCTTCTTTAGCAGGCTCTTCTGCTTTAACTGGTTCTGGTTCAGGTTTTGCCTCAACCTTTTCTTTTTCTTCTACTTCAAATTCTACTTTATTATCTTCTTTATTTTCTGAGACTTCTATCTCACTCCACTTATCTTCCATTTTATTCTCCGTTGTGCACGAAACAAACGTATTACGTGCTTATTATTATTATACCACATTTTACAAGAAAATGCAACCTTTATTTACATATTTGTTAAATTAAATGTTGGGTCAAGATGTGTTGGGTCTTCAACCTTCATTATTATCTGGTCATCAAATAACAATAATAGTTTAATTCCTTTATAAAATAACTTTTGTCCGGCATGTTTACCATAACAAATGTAGTCATCTTCTTTACACCATGCTCCAGCAGGAAACTTTTCTTTATCTTTATAAGCTAAGTTACCTATCTTTAACACTCTACCAACTGTTGTTAAATAAGATATATCATCTTTAACACTTCCTGGTAATAATATACCACCTTTAGTTTTTTCCTTAATACTTATAGGTCTAACTAAAACGTGATATCCTGGCAGTTCTGGTAATATATCTGGGTCTAATGTATCATCATCAGATATCCATGAACTGTTTTGCATTGCTTTGCCTAAAGCGACTTGTTGCATTAATCATCCTCCATTCTTCGTTTTATTATATGTTTTAAATTATTTTTACACCATTCTATACTTGTGATAGAACCAACCATTTGCCTATAATGAGGATAATCTTCAGCAGAACCATTACCTAATGTTTCCTTTAACTGAGAGATTTCCTCATCATAAGCTTTAAATACTTCGTCAAATATTTCCACTATAGCTCAGCACATGCATAGCAATTAATTTCTAGGCCTACACTGATTTCTTTTATAATAGGTTTATTCCACATAAGTTACTCCTTTTATTATTAAGCTGCGAAAGCAAATGCACCTGTTAACAATGTTGGTGCTCCACCCATCTCAGCAGCAATATCCCATACACCATCTTCATAACAGATAAATGCAATCTTACTACCAATAGTAAATAAATTTGTTGCTGCATTTGCAGGTGTAAAAACTAATTGAGTTTCACCTTCTGCAGAAATATCAAATGTTACTTCATTGGTTGCTCTTGATTCAATAACAGAACCAGTTTTCCAAACATCACTACCGGCTGCATTAAAAGTTAAAGTATTAGTTCCACCTGCTGTTTCATCTGCTTGAACATAAACACAAACTGAACCTTCTTTTGCTGCAGGTAAAGCTACTGCTGCTGCTGCAGCTCCTGTGTAGTTTACTACATTTAATGCCATATCAGTTAATGTAATACTCGCACCAGTTGCTAAGTCATTAAGTGATAAACCAGTTAAGTCAGGCATACCTGAACTCATTCTAGTTGTTTCAACATCTGAACTCGAATCTCTAGTTGCAATTTGAAAACCTCTTGTAGACCTGACTGGTCCTTTAAAAGTTGTATTCGCCATTTTCTTCTCCTTTGTTACTCTACTGTCTTGGCAAGTCTGCTAGGTCAGTCAGTAGAAATTTATAAATCCTAGAAA